CTCTCATGAGGTGACTACCACAACATATAAATTACCTTGCAAAGTATATGATGTTATACCCTCAATCGTTTTTAGCGAGGTATAGTCATCAAGGACCTTCTGCACACCATCTGCAATTGCCGCGCCTGTTTCGCACCCTTCATTGGGTGTGAATTCAAACACTTTGGTATCGGACAAAGTGAATCACCTTATCTTTTACCAATTACGAATAGTTTTCCACCTGCGGCAACACCGGGGTCGTTATAATTAACAGTTGTTCCCACAATAGTGCAAGTTCCCGTAGTCGGACCCGCCACACCCGTTAATGGGTGACAAGAAGCCATGAGTATTTCGCTAAGAAACGCGGAAAGGTCGGTTGAAGTGTCTGCATTCGCGACTGTTCCGGTTATTACCAATAAGTCACCAATTGTATGCGGTCTGTTGTCTGCTGTAAATGCCATGATTATTCATCTCCTGTTGGTTCTTCCATCCTGCCTTCGTTAATAATTTCTTCGGTGGGATTTTGATGCGCGTTTATTTTCTTCAAAAGATTAGTCTTGGTGGATATAGCAGAATATATTATTTCATTCTCATCCATCCAAGTCATAATGTCTCCCTTAGTCCATTTCATATCAGGTGTTGTATTGGCTTCACTCTCAATTTGAGGTATTACCATTTCACCATCAATAGTGAATTCATTACCAAGCCTATTAAGGTTAGCACTTATCCACTCTTTACTCATATCGCGTCCTATACCCCACTCCCAAAAACCCAAGCGACCCATATTGCCGCCGCATTTTTTAGGACCTTTGTATGTTACCGTTGGCAAGAAAACCACCTTAACCGAGTATCAACAACATAGTCAAGGTTTCAGTTGCACTACTATTGTGAGTTAATACAAGTCCCGATTTTGAGATACCCGAATCACCCGCACTACCAATCTCGGAGAACGCGCCGTGAATTGCGGTTACGCCACCCGATAAAGTTAATGTTGCTCCTGCTGTTGCTCCTGTCCATGTTAAAAGAACCAATCGTGGTCCTAATGAATTCGTTCCGTCGCTTTGACGAGCCGCGAAGGAAGTTAGAGCACCCGGATAGGAGGTTAGCCAAGCAGTATCATCTTGGTCCACGCCACCAATTAAGGGTAAATCCAGAACCATCGCTTCGGTTCCTGCGTTTGCTGTGTATGTTATTCCTCTATGTGTTATAGCCATATTTCATCATCTCCTCATTGTAAATCGCGAATACTACCACTTGCACCAAAGAATGAACACCATAATTCACCCATTGTTCTGTATAGCCCCTCTTGTCCAAGACGGTTAATCGCGAATGGGTCTCCTGTTTCAATACCACTTTCAAAGTATTGGGTTGGAATTGCGGTTTGGAACCACAAATAATCAGTATCAAGATAATACATACGACTTAGGCTACCTGCGCCTTCGTCTGGCATATCCTTAGTTGGAATGATTGGGACTCCATTGTATGTTGCAACAATGAAACCTGCTTCAATACCGGGAACACCCTTCACACCGGAGTATGTTGGAGTGATTCTCTTAGAATCCATGAACCTCTGTTGAGATTGTAGCAATTGCTGGGTTCTCATCAAAGTGTCATATCCTGTTAGGATAACCTTTGGATTACCACCACGAACCCAAATCTGTTGAAATAATCCATCAAGTTGATTTAGGGATAGGTTGCGATTGGTTGAAGTAGCATCAACATCAACTTCTGCACTATGAAAAGCGGCACTCCCATCGCGAGTGATGGAGTAAATGTCGTGCTTAGCCGCGCTTCCTGTAATGTGACCTGTTCCTGTGGTCATTGTATCAGGGTCGGAAGTAAGTCGGTCAAGTGATTCAAAGTCATTACCTGCTGTGGTATCAACATCGGTTAGCATCATTTGATTAACATGTTCTGCGTGGTGCTTGCCCATTTCTTCTTTGAGAACTTGGCGCACATCGCCCATTCCGTCGTCTTTGTCGGATAGGAACATACTTACTTCGGATAGGTCAAAGGTGTGAGCAATAGTCTTAGGCTTTGCAGCAACATGAAGAAATTCAGGTCGGCTGGTGTCTGGTAATGTTCCATTCTCAGCAATTCCGCCACCTTTTGTAAAGTCAGCGCGGGAAGTGAGTATTCTCCATCCACTTCGTTCCCACGGTTTCTTAGGTAGGATTGAGAAGGCGTTGAATTCTTGATTCAGTTGAGACCAAACCTTTCGTCCGTAAATTGCTTGGTATGTTCCAGCAGTAGTGCTCATCATTGGACTATCTGCTTTCAAAATATCCCCACTTGAATAAGTATATCCTGTTTGTCCTGCTCCGCCGTAATAGTATCTTTCCATATCTTGAACTGTTCTTACATAATTTCGTGCCATATTATTCACTCTCCCCTCAATGCTTTATTCGCAAGTCTGTGAACAGCGTCCCAAGATAGGTCGGCCATTTCACTCGTAGCGGGAACGGTAACTGATGAAGCACTCTTAGTAATTGCTACACCTTCATTTGATGATACATTGCTGATTCGGTCATTAAGAGCAACAACGGCTTTTTGTAATTCTAATAGAGGTTTGCGAGAATCAAACTTCACGCGAGCCTTTTCATTCTTCGCAATTCTCTGTTCTTTAGCGAGTCGGTCTGCAAAGTAATTACCAAGAGAACCTTTGAATTGTTGTTCGGTTGATGCGGCCTTATAGACTTCATAAGCCGCTTCAATCTCACTTTGAGAAACATTATTAGGAGCAAGATAACTCTTAATGACATTTTTATTACCACTTGGGGCAGAACCAAAATCCATCTTTGGCCTCTTAGAAGATTCACCTTCTCCTGCACCTTCAAGAGAACCTTGTCCGCGATGGTCAAAACCAGATTGCCCCGGTCCATATCCTTTATTTACACTATCAAAGTGATTTCGTGCACCGGCTACATCGTGTCCAACGCTCTTTGCTGTCTGTTCTAACCATGCAAGATAGTCAGTTGTTATCATATCGTCTGCTTTTTGTGTCATATCATCACCATACATTGCTTCTTCTAAATCTTCTGGCTCATCATCATCCTCATCATTGCCGAGGTCAAGTTTAGGCTTCTTTTTAGGAGGAGGAAGTGGACCATCATCATCATCGCCACTTGGGGGGCCATCATCGCCACCGAAAGGAAAACCTGTTTCTTTGTCTTCTTTGTCTTTCTTGTCTTTATCATCATCATCATCATCTAATTTCTTAGATAATCTTTCTAATACATTTTGTAATTCATTCATCGGGTCAGTCATATTATCACCATTGTTTTGTTTCAATATTCTAAATTGTGCTTCGGGGTTAATTCCGCTTTCGCAAATTGTTACCTCATGCAATTCCATTCGTCGGATTTCACGATAGTCGCCGCGAGTATCATCACTCTTATTGACGCGCTCAAACGCTTGTCCTCCGATGGAAAATGAACGAAGATTACCTTTACGAACCTCCGACGCGACTTCTCGCGCTTTCTCTATATCATTCCTTAATTGAATGACTACAAACATTCCTGTATCATCAACTTCGGATTTCCAAACCCTGCCGTTGCTATCAGTATATGATGGTATTACACTACCAACTTGTATGTTAGAGTGTGCAAGTTGAACATTTCTAAAGGAGTCTGCTTTCATGAAATTACCAAAAGCATCTTTCAATGCTCCGTGGGTGATAAGGTCTCCTTGTTTATCCACCATTTCAACAGATGCATATCCAGCCACTACCAAATCATCGCCAAAACCCTTGAGAACAAGGGGGGCGGATTGAGGAACGGACAGTATAGCCATCAAAATCCCTTGATGTTGTCCTTGTATATCAACCGCGCGGTTCACTAATTACTACATTACCGCGATTATCGGTAGTAGCCTCTTGCCCATCGGTAGCACGAATTCGCGTCTTTTTTGCCCCTTCTGCGGGTTTTTCTTTATATTCTCGCGATGCTGGGTCAAAATCGGGTAAAGTATCATCATTCATATTAGTAGTTGGGCCGCGAGGAGATTCAACATCAGCACCAGCAAAATTGATACCGAGACCTTGAATTCCTGTTGAAGTTATTTTTTCTTTACTAAGATGTTCAAGGCCGCGCTCAACAAGTTCAAGGCCGCGCTTAATTATTTCTTCTTCTTCATTTAACACTTTCTTTGGTTTTTTAGTATGACCAGCCGGTGTTTCTGGTTTTACTTCATTTTCGCGCTTAAGTAGCACATTCACTAATGGTTGCCAGATTGGACGCATATCTTCCGCTAATCGGAATAAATAATTATTTGATGAATCACCCCACAAAGTATTTTCAAACTCTAAAGCCCAAGCATCGCCCACATCTTGTATTTTGTAAATGACTTCCTCATCTAATGCCGGTAATTCAATATGTATCTTGCCCTTTTTCAGCCTCGCACGATGAGGGATTTTATTAATATCACCAGACATAATGGTTAAAGTTTCAACACTATCCGTCGCTTGGGGATTACAATCTCTATCAATACGCGCAGAGCGCAACTTATAGACAGGGTGTTCTTTACCCGATACAGATACTCCTGTGCAAAATACAGTTATATATTCCCCAATATCATATCCGCGTGGACCTGTTGCAGAACCAATATCCATATACCATTTTTCCTCAACACATTTGGCTCGCTTTCCATATATTTCGGGATTGATTAGTGGACCTACACCAATTTGATAATTAGTTCCCTTTCTATCAAGAACGATAACATCAACTTTTTTCTCCTCACTTAATAAAACCCATTTGGGGTGTCTAATCTCACCGCGCATATAAGTTGCTGCGGCATCTCTAAGTAAAATATCCGATGATGATTCATCTCTTAATAATTGAATCGCGTGTTGTAATCCTTCATCATCTGAGCGTTTAGTATTGAAAGGTTCGGGCATTTTGATATGTTCCGATGATTCAAAATGAGAACGCAAATGTCTCACTCTATCCTTTGCTGGCATATTGTGTGTTTTTTCATCAGCCGCTTCAAGTAAATCAATAAAATATACAATATCATCTTTGAGAACCGCGTGAACCAGAAAGTCTTTATCATTAATTTTTGACATTTCCTCGGACACATCATCGCTTAATTCAATTATTTTCATATCTGCATTGTATGCTTTGCTCTTTTTTCCTTTCTTTTGGAGTATTATTGGTTCACCTTGCGGTATATGTGATGCTATCCAATCACCACTAAATCCTCTTAAGTGTTTCAAATCTTCAAGGTCAAATATGCGATGCATAGATTTAATCGGAATAGGTCGCCCATCGCTTTTAGTAATGAGGGTATCATCCGTTACTCTATCAAAACAATGTTGAATATAACTGCTTGAATCGCTACTTGAAGCATTTAATGCTTGTTGCGATGCGGCCAAGTCCATATTCGGTCCCCCTTCGTCTCGCCCTTGTTCTGCATCCATTTTAATTGGTTGGGATTCAAGGTTGTCATAAACGCTATCATCATATGGGAGTAGCCCCGGCTGCGCATCTCTTAATAGATTCATAGGAACAACAGCCTTACGAGTTGCATTGGCTTGATGGAATTTATCATCACTTGTATCATCAATCATCATCGCGTGTGGGAAATGTTGGTNGCGCATGGAAAAGTTTGTTTTAACTTCATAACCCATATTCGTGATACCGGATGCGCAAGTGGCTATTGGAGGAAGCGGGGCATTATTTGGATGCCTACCACCAACAGAATGTCCCACAGTTGCGGCAGGTTTTTTACCACGAAGTCCAATTAACTTCGTTTCTTTATGTAAAAA